AACACTCACAGGTCAAGGAGGTATGACAGGATAATGGCCGTTAATCATGATTACTTTTGCGACTGCGGTCACGAATTACGCGACGTTGTAGCAGATGTTAAACCTAAGTGTCCGTATTGCGGTGTCGAAATGCAGATTCATTTTGGCCGCGTAAAAGGTATAGTTGACTTTAATCCTCACAATCCTGGCATGTANGGNAAATACCANCCTGGGTTTGGTGAGGTTGTAGAAAGTTACTCNCACAAACAGCGGTTGCTCAAAAAGTATAATTGCATAGAAGCCGCGGATAGTGTTGGGGGTTCTAAGACTCATGAGTATCCAGAAGAATACCAAGGTCCAGACCACGGCGGTAAAGGTTATGCTCCTAGAAAGAAACGTGGTTTAGGAGATACAGAGTTTATTGCTAACATGGAAGACTTAAAACAACTGGAGAAAAAGCATGGATTCGAGTAAGTACGAGATTCGTACTGTCGCAGGTCAGCAGCGTCCTTATAAGGTGTACGATCCTTCAGGAGTATTGATAGCTTCTACACGTGTTAAGGAACAGGCTGACGTAATCATTGCTATCCAATCAAAGATAGCTTCGTAACGAGGTAACGTATGACCGAAATGGCAGAAGCCCCAGAACAAGAAGATCTAGGCGTTGTTGGTACTGACCTTACAGAGGACACTTCGGGTCTTTTGGAAGATGCAGGTATGGGCGATCCTACGCAGTCTGAGGCTCCACAGGAAGGTTTTGATCCGTATAATGTAAACTGGTCTACTGTTCGCGAGGAAGAAGTCCCAGAAGAGTGGAAACCGCAATTACGCACTATGCGTAACATATACGGTATGGTCAATAAGACCAACATGGAATTACGCGACACACAAAAACAAATGGAAGACGTTACTGCACAATATAGTAATGCACTAGGTGCAACGCAGCAGATAACTAACGCACAAAACCCTACACCACAAAACCAAGATCCTAATGCGCAGGCTCAGGCGTCACCGTCCGTACTAGAAAGTTTTGGATTCACTCCCGGTAACAATGGGTATGATGAAGCTGTAGTAGTTGAAGGTATTGCAAATGCCGTTGTAAACCCACTACTAAGTCAGGTTCAAGCCTTACAGCAAGAACTTGGCACACTTCAGCAAAATGTTCAGTATCTGAGCGGTGGAGAACAGAACCGAGTTGAAGACAAAGTTTCTGGAGAAATTCAGGAAGCTGTCCAAGCGGGTCACAGCCAGGAAGCGTTGAGGGATTACCATGAGGAAATTTCTAGACTTAGAGGATTACCTAACCGTGAGACCGGTCAACCTCACACAGTACGCACGGCATACGAGATGGCGTCTGGTCGCCGATCGGAAGGTAACGTTGATTCTAGGAACATAATTCGTAATGCTCAACAAAGTGTTGCTCCGCGAGGAGGTGGTATGGGACAGTCTAATGGAGATCTGTCAGATACTGAAGTCCTCTCAGGGCTTAAAAAATTAGGATTTACCTAGAAAGTAAATTATTATGGCTGCTACTAGTACTACTGAAACATGGGATGCGGCGTGGACTCTCACGATGCGTTCCAAGCGCAAGCGTTTGACGGATAATATTTTTGACGAATATCCGTTGTTGAAGATGTTGTCGGCTAATGCTGAGGTCGAAGCCGGTGGTAAAGAGATCCAAGAGGACTTGCTGTATGGTAAGAACTCTGCTACCTGGTTTGATGGATATGATACGGTCAACACGGATGCTGTTGATGGTATCACGATGGGATATGCACCCTGGCGTTATACTGCTACTCCTATCACTATCTCTATGACCGAGCGTGACGAAGGTCGTCTTAGTGATGCCGCTAAGAAGATCCTCGAAGCTAAGACTCAGCAGTCTATGTTGACTGCGCGTGATGCCGTTAATGCGGCGTTCTTTAGTGCGCAAACTGGTAAGTCTACGCTAGGCTTGCAGGATTTGATTGCTGATGCTCCCACGAGCGGTACGGTTATGGGTATTAATCGTGCTAACGAGTCTTGGTGGAGGAATCAGGTTGATACTACGTCTTCGGATGTAGATAGTATTTCGAGCAATATTAATGTTGGTACTCAGCGTTTGGGTGCTGTCTGGAATAACTGCTCTGAGGGTAACGATACGCCTTCGCATATCTTTACTACTTTGACGGTGTTCGGTGACATGCAGAACCTTTTCGAGGGTACTGGATATGCTCGTTTGGCCGCGGGTGAGACGGGCAAAGCTGACGCAGGTTCGCCTATCTTCCGTGGTGCCACGATTCAGTATGATCGTGATTGTCCGTCGCAGCACGCATATCTTATCAACAGCAAGTATCTCAAGTTGAAGATACAGCAGGGTAAGAACTTTGCGAAGACTGCGTTTAAAGAGCCTGTTAATCAGTTCGCGATGGTTGCGTATATCGTGTTTGGTTGCCAGCTTGTTATCAATAACGCACGGCGTCATGGCGTCGCCACTGCGCTAACCTAATATCCTGCCTCCAAGCCAATGGAGGTTTACCCCTGCTCATAGGGAAAGGAAATTAAAATGTCGTATCTTAATCATAACTTCTCTAATAACCGTGTTGGTGGAGAAGGTATCGGAAGTAAAGCCGGTCAAGGTATTTACACCGAGTCTTCTACCGCTAAATATGCTATTGGAGAAAAGCTAGAGCTGGCTGATGGTCGTGTGTTTCGTTACGGGTATACCGCGGCAGCTGTTGCTGCTGGGTTGCTTGTTTCGCAGGATCTTTCGGCTACATCTCTTGTAGAAAGTGATGGCATTGTAATCGCTGCTGCAGGTGATTATAGTCCTGTCGCAGGTTCTTCGCAACTCCAGATTACGCTAGCTAGTGTAACTCTTAATCAGTATCAAGGTGGTTATTTGCAAATCACTGATGATGATGGTGAAGGTCACCAGTATCGCATTAAGTCTAATAGTGCTACTGGAGCCACTACTAGCGGTAAAGTAGATATTGTATTGTTTGATGATATTAAAGTTACAATAACTACCGATTCTGATATTGCTATTGTTGGTAATTTGTGGAATAATGTTGTAGGTGCTACTGCAGGTACTGATTATATGGTTGCAGGTGTTACTCCTATTGCGTTTACTGCTAATTACTACGGTTGGTTCCAGACGGCTGGTGTTGCTACGATCCTGGCAGACGGCACTATCGCCATCGGTCAGAATCTCACGCTTTCTGACGGTGTTGCAGGCGCTGTACACACCAAGGATGCTGAGACTGAGCCACTGGTTGGTTATGCTGCATATGCTCCTGATAACACGGGACATGTCGGTGTAGTGATTCAAGGCTTGGTTGCGTAGTATTACTAAGGTGGGGGCATCGAGGCGGTGTCCTCACCTTATTTACCAAGGAGCTTACATATGCCTAAAGTCGGTGGTAAGAAGTTCTCATATTCCAAGGCAGGTCAGAAAGCTGCCAAGTCCTACGCTAAGTCCACAGGAAAAACTGTTACTAAGCGTAAGCCTAAACGTAAATCCAAATGAATAAGTCAACCCAACCCTCTAAGCCCACTACGGATAGTGCTGTCCAGAAAGACGCTCTTACAGCGGATGCACTAGTACAGCTTATCCAGGGATCGTCTGATGAAACTAAGAGTCTTATGGCTAAAGCTCTTGGTGTATCGACAGTTACGAAGAAACGCCGTAAGGGTAATATTGATGCTCTCCAGAATATGCGTACGTTTGGAGAAGCCTATCACGGTGAGGATTTTGTGCCTGTAGCTCCAGAGGCAATTGCGCTTAAAGGCGAGCGTGCTGTAGAGCTGTGGCAGAAGAAATGGAAAGACGGTAATCAACTAAGCAGTACGGGTATTGAATACGATGACGATTTCGAGGCTTTGGCTCTAACAGCGAGTGAGTAAATATGACTCCGCAGACTATATTAGATATAGCATTACGGCGTGCAGGTTTGACGGTTACCAATCAAACGTATCGTGATAATGGTATAGATTATGCAAATATGACAATGGCAGAGTTACTAGCTATGCCTTGGGTATTTAGACATAAGCAAGGTACGTTTACAACGTCTTCTGGTACGTCTGAGTATGATCTAGCATCTGATGTAGCTCATACTAGACATTTTAAAGATACAACTAATGACAACCCGATTAAGATTGTAACTGAGAGTTATATAGATGAACTAGACATAGACAGGTCAGAAACTGGCGATCCTAGATTTTTGTTCTTCAGTGGTGTGAACGAATCCTCTGATGGCGAATCTCAGGTCACTTTGTACCCTCAACCAGACTCTACGGCTACTGTAACATACGAATACGTAGCTAATGTGCCTGATATTACGACTACTAATCTTACTACTA